GCTGTTTACAGAAACTCTTCAAGTGTTGATTCACCTCTTACAAAAATAAATAGATCTACGTATCAAGCTCTTTCTAATAAAACATCAACAGGTCAGCCGTCACAATACTACGTTCAAAGATTCATAGATAAAGTTACAATCACTTTATACTTAACACCAGGATCATCAGAAGCTGGTAATACAATTAATTTTTACTTTGTTAAAAGAATACAAGATATAGGTGATTATACTAACGCTACAGATGTGCCATATAGATTTGTACCTTGTATGGTATCTGGATTAGCTTTTTATTTAGCACAAAAATTTAAGCCTGAATTATCACAACAAATGAAACTGTATTATGAAGATGAATTACAAAGAGCCTTGGCTGAAGATGGTTCATCATCGAGTTCTTACATAACCCCTAAAACTTATTATCCAAATGTCTAATTTTGCAAAAGGTAAATATGCTAAATTTATATCTGATAGATCAGGAATGGAGTTTCCATATAAAGAAATGGTTCAAGAATGGAATGGTTCTAGAGTGCATATATCTGAGTTTGAACCTAAACAGCCACAATTAGAACCAAGAGCACGTGGAGCAGATCCTCAAGGTTTACAAAATGCAAAACCTGCTAGAACAGAACCAGCTACAGATCGTTTATTACCTGGTAATCCATTTAATATTACATCAGGTAGCACTACAATTACGGTGACAGAACCTAGTCATGGTAGATCAAATTCAGATACAGTTGTCTTTAGAAACGTTGATGGGTCACCTGGAGGCGTAGCATTTACAGCATTTGAAAATTCTTCAGGATTTAGTATAACAGTTACAGGAACAAATAATTATACGTTTACATTAGGATCAACTCCTACGGTAACGGAAAGAGCAGGAGGAATGTTAGTTACGGCTGGACCGGCAACATTAACACCATAATGGCAGGATTAAGTTATTCAGGATTAGTCACACAAATTAGAAACTACACAGAGGTAGATTCTAATGTATTAACAACAGATATTTTAGAAAATATTATTTTAAATGCGCAATATAGAATAATGCGTGATGTCCCTATCGATGCAGATAGAAGACAACAGTCTGGTAATTTAGTTCCAGGTCAAGAAACTATAAATGCTCCAGGTGGAGCTTTGTTTATTAGAGGTATACAAGTTTATGATTCAAGCGCTGTTTTAACAGGTAGTAATGTTTGGTTAGAAAAAAAAGATGTAACATACTTGCAAGAGTATCAACCTATTACAGGGACTTCTGCAGCGCAGGGTAGACCAAAATATTATGCAATGTTTGGTAATGCCACTGGAGATGGAGATACTAATTCTGGGCGTATTTTTTTAGCCCCTACGCCAAACACAAATTATAAATTTAGGGTTCATTACAATAAGATGCCGGCTACTTTAGCCTCTGATAATACTAGTAATTATATTAGCTTAAACTTTCCAAATGGCCTATTATACTGCTGTTTAGCAGAGACATATGCTTTTTTGAAAGGCCCAGCAGATATGTTGACATTATACGAGCAAAAGTATAAACAGGAAGTAGATAAGTTTGGTGTTGAACAAATTGGCAGAAGAAGACGAGATGACTATACCGACGGCGCTGTCAGATTATCAATACCATCAACGAACCCTTAGGAGATAAGATATGGCAATAACATCGGCAATTTGTACAAGTTTTAAAGTAGAACTTTTAAAAGGTGTGCACAATTTTACAGCAACGACTGGTAACACTTTTAAAATTGCTTTGTATGATAGCGACGCAACTCTTGGAGCATCAACTACGGCTTTCACAACTTCAGAAGAAATTACAAACACATCTGGGACTGCTTATACTTCTGGTGGTGCTACGTTAACAAGCGTAACTCCAGTTGCTTCAAGCACAACTGCACTTTGTGATTTCGCAGACGTAAGTTTTTCATCAGCTACTTTCACAGCTAACGGTGCATTAATTTACAATTCATCTGCAACAAATGCGGCAGTGGCAGCTATAGCTTTTGGTTCCGATAAAACAGCAACTAACGGAACTTTTACAATTCAGTTTCCAGCAGCAGACGCATCAAACGCTATCATCAGATTAGCATAGGAGGACCAAGATGTCGGTTCAATCAGGATGGGGTAGATTCACCTGGGGCCAAGCATATTGGAATGAAGATGCTTTACTTGCAACCGGTTGGGGTGCAAAAGCATGGGGCGATAGTGGTTGGGGACAACTCGCTGATGAAACAATTACATTAACAGGACTATCTGCAACTTTTAGTGTTGGCTCTTTGACATTAACAGGAACTGCTGATATTACATTATCAGGAAACTCTTCGACAGCATCAGTTGGTTCTATTTCACCAGTAATACCTAAAACAGTTTCAGTTACTGGTATCTCAATTATATCTTCTCAAGGAACAGCATCTGTCGATGTTTCTGTAACACCAACAATAACGGGTCAATCTATTACTTCAGCGATTGGTGTAGTAGATCCTGCGGATCAGTTTGTAGGTTTAACAGGACAAGAGGTTACCGTTTCTCAAGGATCAGCAGTTGCACCAAACGAAGATGTATCTGTAACAGGACAATCAATAACTTCTACATTAGGAACACCTATAGCTTTTGTTGGAACAGCTGTTTTCCCTAGTGGTTTTTCAATAACAACTTCATTAGGATCTGTTGTTGTACCAAACGAGGATGTAACTTTAACAGGTGTGCAAGCAGATTTTGGTTTAGGCACAATATTAGGAACAGGTTCTGTGGCCGTTACATTGACAGGTCAAGCTGCTACAGCTGCGATAGGTGCTTTAGCACCCGCAGATGTTATGGGATTAACAGGCGTTTCTACTACATCTTCTGTAGGGAGCATAGATCCAAAAGACCAAGTTATGGGATTAACTGGACAATCGACTGCAGTAAGAATAGGAACAGTAAATGTTAAAGCTTACGCAGATATTGACACCGGTTCAAACACATCGTATAGTGATATTTCAACAGGTTCGAATACATCGTATTCAGATGTTGCAACTGGATCAAATACCAGCTATAACGATGTAACAGGAGAAGCAGCTTAATATGGCATCAACATTTACACCTCTGGGTATAGAAAAAATGGCTACTGGCGAAAATGCCGGTACATGGGGAACAAAGACTAATACCAACTTAGATATTATTGAACAAATATCTGGTGGATTTATTCAAAAATCTATAGCTGGTGGAGCACAAACAACTGATCTTGCGGTTAGTGATGGATCAACTGGTGCAGAACTTGCACACAGAATGATAGAATTTACGGGTACAATTACAGGTAATCAAATTGTTACAATTCCAAACGACGTTCAAAACTTTTATATTTTAAAAAATTCAACATCAGGCGCATACACGGTACAATTTAAATATGCTACAGGAACGGGTGATAGCTTTACTTATTCCGCTACAACAAAAACAACTAAGATAATTTTTGCTTCTGGTAATCCAGATACAACAAATCCAAACATGATTGAAATTCAAACAGGTGGAGATGTTGTAGATGATACATCACCTCAACTAGGTGGTAATTTAGATACTAACTCTTTCATGATAGATTTTGATGATGCTCATGGTATCAGAGATGAAAATGGAAACGAACAATTAATTTTTGAAACAACATCATCTGCAGTAAATCACATTGATATTACAAACGCTGCAACGGGTGGTGGTGCACAGATTGGTGCAGTTGGAGGTGATTCAAATCTTAACCTAAGATTAAGACCAAAAGGAACAGGTAACATAGAAGTTTTAGGAGCAGACAATCCAGGTGAGTTACAACTTAACTGCGAGCAGAACTCCCACGGAATTAAATTGAGATCTCCCGCCCACTCAAGTTCACAATCTTACACACTTATTTTTCCTACAGGCAACGTAACAGCAGATAGATTTTTAAAGGTTGCATCAGTAACAGGATCAGGCACAACAGGTGTTGGACAATTATCTTTTGCTGAAGTATCTGGAGGAACGTCTTGGCAATCTGTTAAAACATCTAATACAACTATGGTTGCAGGTGAAGGTTATTTTGTAGATACATCTTCATCAGCAATTACGATGACTTTACCATCATCAGCAACACAAGGTGATGAAGTATCAGTTATTGATTACGCTGGAACAGCAGACACGAATAATATAACAATAGGAAGAAACTCACACAAGATACAGGGCTCTGAAGCGGATTTAACAGTGTCAACCGAAAGAGCTGGTTTTACATTGGTTTACGTAGACTCGACTCAAGGTTGGCTATTAAAGGATAAATAATAGTTATGTCTGAATATAAAGGTATAAAAGGGTTTCAAGTACAAACCCGTACAGAGGATCCAGGTCCAACTGAAGCACAAGCTGGAGATTTTTATTACAACTCTACAACAGGGCAATTTAAAAATATAATTACTGGCGGAGCGCCTATTGGATCATGGGCATCTGGTACAAACATGAATACTGGTGCACAGCATCGTCAAAGCGCTGGTATTACCACAGCAGCGATCGCAGCTACTGGATATGGTCCATCTAGTCGAACGGCAAATGTAGAACAATATAATGGTTCATCGTGGACTGAAGTTGGTGATGTGAGTTCGGCTAGAAATCAGGGAGCTGGAACACCAGCAGCGCCTTATACTAGTGCTATGGTTTTTGCAGGTGATATAGCAGGTAATAATAATACAGCTAATTCTGAATCTTGGGACGGAAGTTCTTGGACAGAAACTAATAATTTAAATACTGCCAGAACTCAAACCTGTGGAACTGGAGCATCAAATACTGCAGCGCTTTGTGTTGCTGGTTCAGATAATCCAAACCAATCACCTATTGTAGGTATTACAGAACAATGGGATGGAAGTTCTTGGACTGAAGTTGGAGATCTTAACACGGCTAGAAGAGAAAACCCATTATGCACAGGAACCTCTACAAGCTCTATATTTGCAGGTGGTTATGCCTCTGGTGGTGACACAAATAAAGCAGAATCATGGAATGGATCTTCGTGGACTGAAGTAGGTGATATGAATACAACAAGAGCTGCTTTTGGTGGTGGCGGTGAAAGTAATCTTAGCTCTTTAGCGGTTGGTGGTAATTCAGGTGATAAAGATCAAACTGAAATTTGGAATGGATCTTCTTGGACTGAATTAAATGATTTAGCTACTGGAAGATCTTCTGTTCGTTCAGCGGGATCTGCTGTGAATTGTATAGCTAATGGAGGCTACACTACAGCTTATTCTAATTTAACAGAAGAATGGACAGCAGCAGATTTTGAAATTAAAACGGTGACAACAAGTTAATAATAGAATATAAATTAAGAAAAGGAGGAAGCAACTATGGCATATAAATACTGTACAGCGACTAACTGGGGCAAAAACTTTTTTACTCACGAAGAGAGAAAACAGTTTTACCTTTCAGGTCATCCTGGTGAAGTATGGGTTGTAGGCGATAATCTTTATGGTGATCAATGGATCGGTAAAGTAGCTGGTGCGATTAAAACAAAAGAAGAAGCACAAGCT